GCAAACCGTTTAAGGATGTCCAAGAAAATTGGCGTAATACGGGTGAGGTTTCCAAGACTAGCATTATTAGAGCCGAAACTAGGGCCGCCAAGAGTAACATTGTTCTGTTTCCCATATACGCGACAGAATACCACATCCGATGGTGAAAGCGTAGCAGGCATCGAAAGGTTCGATTCAAGTGAGCTGCCGAATGTGAATGTGAGAACGTCGTTTGCGTCCACTGATTCAGTGTAATCCCTGTTGTACATCGCAAGGTAGGTAACGTTCTGCTGAACTATTTCAATGCGCGAAACAGTTCCACGCTTAACTGTATTACCAGTTGAAGCCGCTCCAGAAGATAGCGCCGCGTGCTCAATATAGTTCGCGCCTACGACCGTAATCTCTCTGTACTCATCCGTCGCTTTATCGATCCAAACGGTATCGCCAACTTGAAACCCTACAACAGAGTCAACATAAGTACGAGTAGTAGTACTGCTTGGACTAGCAGGTACAGTTCTTGTAATAGCATGAGAATTAGCTCCGTCAGCCCGCACCTTCCAGACTCTATTGTCCGTTGTCGCAGGTGAATCTTGTTTATAATCGGCGTTCACTGGAACAAATCCATCTACAACTCCGTAGACGTAGCGAATTGGTTTTCCTTCAAACTGTGGATTTAGTTCCGCGTAATCACTTGCAGAATAAAAAGATACGCTGCCTGAGCGAAACTCTTTATTGTACAAATCAATAGGGTCGAAAATGTTAATAGACATGGAAGAATCATCCCATGAAATATCGGACATCAGTCCAGTTAACACCAGCTTTAGATTGTTCTCAGTAAGCTCATCCAGCCAGTGCCATACTTCAATATCTTTATTAAAAAAGGAGCCTGCATAAATATGCGCATTAAGAATCTTATCAGCGTTGTTAAGTGTGATGTTCGATCTCTGAGAAGGCACCACACCAAAAGCAAGATCGGCAATGTTAGCTTTGATCTGCGGAACTCTTGCAATTAAAGGTTCGTAGTAAACAACTTTAGACGAGGTATCATCAGGAATCCTGTGCCAATGAGCATCGAAGGTGCCGAAGTATAATTCGTAAGTGGCCGTTACAAACTTGCTCGATGGATTCGATGAATCACTCATGCGAACATAAAGGCGCTCATTATCATCGTCCCAATAGAACTCACCAGCAGAAAGTGAAGTAGAGCTTGCCGATGTTAGAGCTGTTCCGTTTTGCTTGACTTCGGATATAAAACCGAAATCAAAATCTGAATAATAAACAGACCCAGAAAATAAAGTCCAAGAATCAACGGCACGAGCAGGACGGCAGATAACCAAGTATTCAGCACGAATTCCCTCCCTATCTAAGAGCGTTAAATAGCTCATAGTTCAGACGATACAATCCCAAAAATATATTGGCAAGAAAGCAGCTTTGTAAATCCAATGGGCTTTCCATAAACAGGATCGGGCCAGCCTTTTCGCCATGCCATATGATTAGCGTCTGAATATGTATAACCGGAGCAGTTCAATACTAAGTGATAAGTGGTGTTCTGCTGAAGCGGAACGTAATTAAATTCAAAATAGATTTCCTTAGCGCCGCTGTCATGAGTGGTTAGCAGATCGGCTTTTCCCCATGAGTTTGTGCTCGTAGCAATAAGCCCAGCAGGCGCGCCATCTCTTGAGGCATAAAGCTTCATTGTCATAGAAGTAAACGCGCCAACATCATTAAACACAAGCCAAGTTTTTGCAGCCCTCATTACACAGTTTGAATCTGTGCCGAAAGTGATAAACTTCGACACCCCCGTCATGTCAGCACTTAGTAAAGGATCTGCCCAAATACTCCAAGCCATTACAGAGCCTCCTTAACCGAAAACGTGGTTGACCAAACATCTGGCCGCTCTAATGCGAACGTAGGCTCTGCTGTAAACTGAACAAATAGAACGCGCCTGTTAGCGGTGCTAGTGAATGTTGCAGAAGAATCCACGGCCATGAAAAATGGAACTCCAGTCCCGTAAACCGCAAATTGATCTTCGATCTCTTCAATGTCAGCCTTTTGCAAGCCGAACCATTTCATAGAATAGCTTGCAGTTTTAGGCTTAATGTCAGAGTAGCTTTGTCCACCTTCAGAAAATAAAACCGTGGTGCGATCTTCCTGCGCTATTTCCAATGGGAATTGAACACGACCGCGTGTAGGATTAAAGAACTCACCAAGCATGAAAGCTCCAACCTCGACATACCCATTAGGGTTTTGATCGACAATGGAGACTCTCCAAAATCGATAGTCGTCATCGGCAAGCCCTGTGTCACTTGTTACATATAGGGAAAAATCATTATATGTAAGCGTAGTTTGCCAAGGCGGTGAGGTCCAAGTGTCAGTGTGATTGGCTTGAAGCTTAATCACAGAAGATGGGCTGAATGAAAGTGGTTGATTTCTAGGTCCAATAAGTGCAAAGGAACTAGGATTGGTTGCGATTCCCAAATCCCACTCTATCCATTCATCGGTCTGGATGCGTAGAAAATCGGCAACCTTAGTAAGCCCCGCCGCTGTTAAATCAGAAGCGGTAGAGAATCCTAGAATCGAAGCGGCTGTGAATCCTACGTTTGTACACATAAGATGGAACACGCCTGATCCACCGGCACCGTTTGATAGGATGCTAAACTTAAAACCAGTCGCCGCACTGTTAGTAACTGTGTATGTAGAAGATCCGCCAGCCGCTTCAAGGGCCGTCTTAATTGCCGTACACATCGCAGAGATAGATGAGTATTCCGCCACTGTAATTGTGGCGGTTAAATTGGGGCCGCCTGAAGTCTCGCGGAATATGATTTGGTTGTTTGTAGATGTGACGTTGAAGTAACCCGCCGAGCGCCACACTTTAGAACGTCGCTGTGAATTGTACGCATTAGACACTGGGAACGCAGCAGCTTCGGAACTGACAGCAGTCGAAGCTAGATAATCTAGATCGATGTAGTTATCCCAGAAAATTCTTACGCCTGAGCAAGCCATCTCCTTGACGATTAAGATTTAAAATAACTTGAGCTAAATCGGCTTCACCGACGGATAAATTAATTGTCATATTCTGTCCTGATCCCCCCGCTATTGTAGCAGCAAGATTATTAATTGCAGATAAGATGTTTACTTTTTCAGCTTCAGCAGCGGCCACTTGATCTCTACTCATTACAACTTCACCGGGAGTTAAGAGCGCGTTCACTCTATCCGTAAACGGAGCCCCGCCTGGGACCACTCCACCGTCTGCGAACTTGAACTTCTTCCCGATTCCGCCAATGCCACCGCCTAATATTCCGCCACCAACACCGCCTAGTAGACCACCAACTAAACCGCCTTTGCCACCAATACCTACAGCGGAACTGATAGCGCCTTTAACTCCATCGGCGATTGCAGTTATTAATCGACCGGCTTCTTTAACTAAAGAATCCACAAAACCTTTTGCGATGTTCGGACTTTGGGCAATTAGATTAAATGCGAGCTGAGTTGCCACAAATGGCATCTGTGCCGCTAGCGATAATCCTACTTGAACTGCGATCTGTGGCGCGAGCTCGGCGAGCCGTTGGATCAAAAATGGCAACTGCTCGGAAATCGTTTCAAACACGACTGGAATACTTTCGACAATCGCTTGGATGATGACCGGAATATTTTGGATGAAAGATTCTATCTGAGCTTTAACCGCTTCAGGCCCTTGAGCAAGGAAACCAAGCAAAGAACCAGCGGCGCCGCCAAGGCCAGGAAGAACAGATTCAACTAGTGTACTTGTAACAGCGCTAAATGCTCCAGCAACTCCAGCAGCCCCTTGTTGTACGTTTCCGATAATACCAGCAGCTAATTTTTTGAAATCAATTTCAACAGTTGTTTTAATCGCAGTCTGAACTTGTTTAGAATTACCAATGGCTTGAGCTGCTGATTTGACAGTTTCACCGACAAGCGATCCAGCTTTAGTTGAAAACTTCCTTAGCCTTTCTTCGATTCCAGTTACAACTTCTCCAGCTTTACCAGCCCCACCTTGAACAACATCGACAACGGAGTTTCCAATTTCTTGAAAACCATCTCTTAGATTATTAACATCAAAGTTAGATGACAGATTAAGCATGGCCGCAGAAGCGCCATTAATGTTTTTCTCTAGCGCTTTGGTGTCAACGCCTAGCCCTTCAAGAGCCCTTCCGGCACCAGGGATTTTCAATAGAAGATTTAAAAGTTCTAGAAGTCCGGCTGTAATCGCAGCGACTCCTCGACCTAAGAAATTAATAACAGGATCGAGAACAGTTCCGATTGCTCTACTTAAATTTATAATAGCATTAAATATCGCTCTGTTAATCTCGAGCCACGTTTGAAATGCTGGAATGATTCCGCGGGAAATAAATCCAACAATAGAAGCGAGACCATCAACAAGAGATACAATCCCACGCTGGGTAAATTCTAAGATGGCCTGTTTATTTTGAACTAGGAATGCTGTGAACTCTGCAAATAATTCTGTAACAGTTTTAATTGCTAAAACAACTATAGGATTATTAACAATGAATCCGCCGATAACTTCTAGCAAATCACTAAAGGCATTTTTATTTTGGATGAGTGCTCCTGAGAAAGTATTACCAGCAGCTTCAGCGGCTCCGGAGAATCTTTGAGATACAAACTCTAGCGCCGCTCCAGCTTTAAGCGCTTCTTCTTTTAAACCTTTAGTTTGAGGAACAAGTTGGGCAAGTTGACGCCCTTGTCCTTGTAGTGATTTGGTTAGTGCTTCGGTTGCTGTATTTAAATCTGTTCCTGTTGCAGCAGCTAGGTCAGCGGCAGCCCTTACCACTTGCTTTGTCTGATCTGTTGTAGCGCCTAAGTTAGTTGCAAGTGCAGCAGCAGATAGTACGGCTTCATCTGCAAATAAAGATGTAGCTTGTAACTCAGTGGCTAATGATTGAAATTGAAGACTAGCATCTTCTGAATATTGTCCAGATAATGCAAGGGCTAGATTAAGCCCTTCGATTGCCTTCTCAGCAGCAATGGCTTCTTGAACAGGTTCGGCAAGTGCGGAGGCTAAAGCTTGAGCGCCTTTAATAGCTCCGACGAAAATAGCGCCACCAGCTAGAAGAGTCGTGGCAGTTTTCGCAAAGCTGGCTAGTTCTTGTGTCGCTTGCTTTGTTTCAGCAAGCAGCCTTATTTGATAATCCACCTAGCGCCGCCCTCCCTTGGCCTTGCTTTTTGATTCTATAACACTTGATAGTTCACTACTTATTATAGCGAAACAATCCGCAGTAAACGAGTCCAGATCATCGAATGAATCAACAAATCCCAGCTTTTTGGCCGCTTGCCGCGTCAGGTATTCCGCCCATATCGGGGCGGCTTCTGTAGTATGCCCATACTCAGCCCCGCGCACTTGTGCTCTGAGCTGGGCTTCTAGTTTTTTGAGGGTTTAAACCCGTTAATCAGTACGTTGCCGATTTCCTGAATTAGTGGCTGGAAGTTCTCGCCGTGGTCATCGTAGAATAAATCTTCTTTAGTGAAAATCTTTTCACCTTTAATTAGATTCACTTCCAGAACCATTTGCTCAGCTAGTTCAATCATGCCGACAAGCGTGTCCGTGATCTCTTCAGATGCCGACACTTCACCAGTCTTAGGGTCGAATTTAAACTTCAAAGCTTTAAGAAAGCCAGCTTTTTCTTTAGCATGAGGGACCTTTAACTTAATCGATCCCTCAAATCCGTTTAGCTCTAGCCAGTCAGGTTTGAAATCAAATGTTCGCATGAAACCTCCCTTATAGGAAGTTCAAGTAAACTTCCCCGTTACCGTTAGAATCAACAAAGCCTGTTAATTCAATTTCAACACCGACAATACCATCAAGATCAGTAACTGAATAGCTGCTGACGGTACAAGAAGGAAGGTAAAGAGATGCGCATTTTCCTGCAACCCAGTTACCACCAGATTTCTCACCGACGTTATACATGAAGCGACATTCAGTGTTGTTCACAAACTTATTGATTAGGTTTGCATCGTATTGGTCTAATTTGCCAGTGATCGAAACTGTAACAGTTCTTCCTTGGAAGAAGTTAGCATCAACGCCAGTCTCAGCGCCTACGCAAAGAACTTGAGTGTTCTCGTTGGAGAATGTGAAGCTGATAGATTGAGCACAGAAGTTTACGTTATCTGTAGCATCGCCAAGGAACACTTCATTTGATTTAGCAACCAATGGATCGGCAGCATCGAATGAAGCAGTGTAGGGAGCCACATAAGATTGAGCACTGTCAGCAACATAAGAAAGCGATCCAGTATCGTCAGCAGCTACAGAGAATCCAAGCTTGGTTCCGATTGTAGAAGCTGTGTTAGTTCCAGTGTTCCAAAGAAGAGACAATGTACCAGAAGCTTTTGCGATTGTGAATTTACCAGTAGTGTTGCTGTAAACAACAGTCACTCCGGTTCCACCAGCGGCTTGTATTGCAGTTTGAAGTGCAGAAGCAAGTTCATGGGGGGTCTTGTAAATCTTAACAGCAACAGAAGCTGCAAGAGCTCCGCCGCCGATATCAAAGTCAATTACTTCAGTAGTAGAAGTGATTTCGATAGGGTCGAAGAAATATTTAGTTCCTGCAAGAGTGTAAGAAGCGTTAATCAGTTCGCCAGCCGAAGCTTCCATTGCAAATTCAGTAACCTTACCGCCTGCGATTGCATCGATAGAGTGTCCAGCTCCGCTATAACGAATAACAGAAATAGCGGGGTGAGCAGAGTTAGCAGGAGAATAGTTTACGAACTTTCCGCAGTTCATACCAGTAGCAGGAGCAGCACTAAGAGCAAAGCCCAAAGTTAAATCGTTAGAAGACACAGAATGAACAGGACGGATGCTGTATCCGTTAGTGCTATCCTTTAAAAGAATAGCTTTACCGCGAGCATAATCAGATCCACCAGCGCCAAGTTTCACAACAGTTGTAGTAGATGAAGTTGTAGTCGTTCTCTCAGTTGATTGAGTAGCAACAGAACCCCAGCAAGCTTCTAAAAGCTCACCATAGTTAGGAGCTTGGCCTTCAACGCCAGAGTGTTTAACATAAAGAGAGAAAGAAGCTTCGGGAGATTCTAAACCTTGAATTGGCTTAGACTGACCGATAGATGCTCTAATCTCTTCGTTCTCAAGAGATTCAATGTTTGGAGTGATAGAAACATCGGGCTGAATGGGGACAAAGTCCGCACCAGATGAAGGAAGTTTTAAAGTTCCTTCAGTTGTTTCCTTAACCACTGCTACCACTGTTGCTTTTGTTGATGCGATTGCCATTTAAATTCTCCCCTTAGCAGCCCTCGGCGTAAACCGCACGAAGCACTGTTGTTATCATTACATAGTTTTGCTTATCTGTGAACACCCTCTCGATTCCCGCATCTGAAACGTAATCAATACGCCACACCTTGGCAATCGGAGCTGTGTTGAGTCTGAAGTAATCGACCAAAGTGAACTGGTCTTCTAGCAGGGTTTTTTCTGCTGTTTTCTTAATCGTTAAATCCCTATCAGTGCCGCGATTGATTATGGTCTGACGGACAATGATATCAGCTTCAAATTGCTGATAGCGGCCAGTTGTTAGACTGACGCCGGTCTTTGGACCGATATAAAAGCCATAGCCACGGGATAAAGTTAGAGTGTTATCTAATTCAGGGACGTCGGGCCATACGAGCTCTTTATAGGTAGGAGCAGGAAACAGCCCCACCAAGATTGAATCTATACCGTCGTAAAGATCCGAGATAGCCGTCATCTGACAAGCCTTTTAATCGTGTTGGTCATCTCTGAACGCTCAAGCTTCCCATCAGCATTGGCATCGACAGTGAATCTTCTAATGTTCATAGCGTTGTCGTATTCTTTTTTCATGGAGTCGATCTTATCTTTATAAGACGGGCCAAGGTTAGAATAGATAAGCATAATTGTTTTAAGAGCGCATGGAACTGATACGTCCGTTAGCTCGATAATTTGACCTTGATGCACAATTAGGCCAAGGCGGCGGAAGTCTAAAACAAGAAGCTTCGATGCTGTTATAATCTCTTTGATCCAGTCCGTTTTCCCTGTCTCAAAAGAAGCCATATAGCCATCGATCTCGACATCGTAGTTCTTAAGCTCCTGCGTAGCTGTGAAAGCGTAGGTTACTTCTTTAAGTGTTGCACCTGTAGTTAAGGTCGCGCTTGGAGCTATGCGAATCCAGTAACAATCATAAATCCTAGTTGTAGAAAGTGCAGCAGGGGCATTTGAATCGGTGGGGTCCCATACTGGCTGCCATCCGTGATCTTTTGCAAGTGAGAATTGAACATTACCCGAACGAGCTAAAGTCTTTCCTCCGGACAAAGTTCCATCGAGAACATCAACCGCATCTTTCCACTCTGTTCCATTCCAATACTCAATCGACATAGTTGCAGTCGTTGTGTTGGCAGTATCAATCCACATGAACATATTTGTGAATGGGAGTTTTTGAGCGACGTAAATGTATTGTGAAGTTGTTATAGCCGCATCAATCGTTGCAGATTCGTCCTGATTATCTAAGGACATATCTATGAGACCTGAAGCTTCTTTAAAGATGCGAATATAATCAAACAACATTTTAGGCCACCTTTTGTTTGTTTATTTGGGAGTGAATTAAAGCGATCAATTCAGCAACTTGTCCATAAGGTTGAGTTGCCAGAATGTTTAGAATCTGAATGATTTGAGATTGTTCAAGTTTAAGATCCATAAACGCAATTTACTCCCCGCCTTGGACGGCCGCAAGAGTAGCGACAATGTTTTCCAAAGTCACCTCACTCACGTTTGCAACTTTACATAAAACTGCGTATTTTCCAAGTACCGCAAGCATCGCGCCCATTGCTGTAGCAATATCAGCGTCAACTGCAGCTAGTCCCTTCACATCCTTTAGTGTAACAATATACCGCTATAAAACTACAATTCCAAGGTTGATTGGGCTCGGCTGATATTGTTGTCGTAGGAATATATTGTTTGTCATAAACCTTTTCGGGAATGGTTGTTGGATTTGGGTTTGGTATAATTGGTTCACTCATATTTTCTCCTTAGGCCAGAAGCCCTGAATTTCCTCGTTGATAATTGTTTAATAGTTGTGTAATCAAATTTTTATGCTTGAAGAACACCACATCAAAAGATTTTCTAAATTTGTCCATAAAACAAGCACTTGTTGGCTTTGGACTGGTAATTGCGACATGGACGGATATGGCAGAATTATGATTAATAGAATTTGTTATAAAGCGCATAGACTTTCTTGGGAAATTTTCAACAATAAAGGTATCCCAAGCGGAATGTGCATTTTGCATAACTGCCCTAAGGAGGACAATAGAAAATGTGTCAATCCAGAACACCTTAGGATTGGTACTCCATTTGAAAATATGCAGGATAGAAAAAAGAAGGGAATGTATAAATGCGGTAAAGACCACCCTCTCGCTAAAAACCCAAGTTTCGCTGCGAGAGGGAGTAAGTGTGGTAACTCTAAGTTTTCCGAAAAAGAAGTTATAGAAATGAGAAAAATATACTCTCTCGGGAAACATTCTCTCAGTCAACTTGGACGAATGTTCAAATGTAAACATTCTACAATTAGAAGGATTGTGAAAAGAGAGGGTTGGACTCATATTTAAGCCAGCAACCCTATATTTTGAAGTGCTTTTACAACTTGCTTAATGGTATACCCATTAAAAGTATCTGTGTCTGTTAATGTTGTGCCGCCACCACCAACAAGTGTGGCTGCGGCTACACCAGTTGTTGGTTGAACGATTGGTGTAGCGTTCCAAAGCCCTATTTTCTGTGTGGTCCCAGTGCCAATCTTCATCCCAGTCGTTGTGTCTGTAGCGATGTTTTGAGCGGAAAGAGTTAGTAGTCCGTCTATTGTAACTGCATCAGAGAAAACAAATGATGAACCAGAACCAACAGCGTCAAAAGTTGTTATGCCTGTAGAGCTAGTTGTGGCTTTCCAATAGTTTGAAGCATCATACGCGATTCTCATTTGTTCTGACGTTGATAATGCGTGGAGTGCTACAGTAGGCTGTACGTTGATGCCGAACCTTCCGTTAGTCGTGTCCATTATACAAACAGAAGTTGTTCCGTCTGCTTTATAGAAAGTAAATGCAGCGGCGTTGTTTACGGCTGGAACAAATCCTAACACGTTAGCGTTGTTTTGTGTTATTTTTGTAAAGCTTGTACCGTTGTTGTCGATTCGTAGTTGTTCCGCAGCGGCTCGAATGTGAACAGTCGCAGAGTTGTCAAAAGCAGTTACACCAAATCCCCATCCAGTTGATGTTACTGACCCAACTGTTGTAGCTCCATATAGAAAATAGAAGTTGTTATCTGAAGCGTTGAACGTAGTGGTGAATGATTCTGCAGCACTAGCTGTTTGATAAATAATCTTCCCTGCGTTCACAGAGTTTGTGGCTTGTGAATCCAAGGTTAATGTTGGTGCTCCAGCAGCAAGTGTCATATAATTTGTGTTTGAAGTGTAAAATTTTATGGGATAAAATTCTCTATGCCGTAATTCCGCTACGCCAAGATTATCTAACCCTACATCAAAACCATCGGTAGCATTGGAGCCAGTATATCCCATCGTGAACTTAGCAACAACGGCTACTGTGCCTGACTCGTGAGCATGGATTCTTGCTCTGGGAGTGAATGCTGTATTAGAAAAACCTGTGCCAGTTGTTCCGTAATTCTGTGCGCCAACTGGCGAATCATAGTTTAGTATTGATGCCCCAGCATTACTGCTTAAAATGACACGTCTATAAGTATACGAGCGTTGGGGTTAACACTAAGCACACTTGACGAATCTGTTAAGCCAAACGCACCAAGATTAACATCAGCGGTAGCCCCGACATAAGGAACAAATCCCGTAGTGCTTGATGATTTGTAGTAATCAAGATTTCCCGTAAGAGGGTTGAAGAAATATGGCACCTTAAGCCCTCGCCACGTTTAAAATATTTTCTTTAGTTGAGTCTGTGTAGTTTACTGTAACAGTCGCAACGGTTGTGCCGCCCGATCCGCCAGATTTAAAAGTGTAAACTTCTTGCGTAGCTATAGGGTAAGTTACTGATACGTAATCGTAAGCAACATTTACCAAAGAGGAATTTAAAAGAGTTCTAATTTGATATTCCGAAGCAGAGATCGCTACGGTTGATTTTCTAATGGCATCTAAGCCATGATCTTGAACAGACATAAAATAATATCGGGCAGGGTTTTCACCCCACCCGAAGCCCTCCAATTTTTATTAGTCAGCTTGTACGCCGATGAAGAAGAAGTGAATCTTCCCAGCGGTGTAAGCAGTAGTTGCGATAGTCAAAAGAACACCGTCTTTTGCAGCCGCTACTTTGTGCATGATCTCTGCGCCAGTGTTGTTAACAAGTGCGCCGCTTCCTTTAACGGGAGTTGCAACAGCAATCGCATCAAGGTCAGTGAAATATCCGTCAGCGTCTCCGCCGCCGTCTTCACCAACTACAACGCTACCACCACCAGTTAGAGCAGTTTCAGCAACCGCTACACAGTGAGTAACAACGAAGTTATCGGGAAGGTCGCCCAAAGCGATAGTGCCAACAGCACCACCTTGGCTGCTAGCCACGTCCCATGTAAATTTATGGCAGGTTAATCCTGCTTTCCAGCCTTCTGCGCTCATTTTTTAATTCTCCTATTTTTTATATTTGATAAAGCAATTTCTTCAACGCCAAGCTCCTCGGAAACAGTTAGATTCGATCCCAAAGTATCTTGTACTAGGAAGTGAATAAACCAATTCCCACCCACATTGTTGATGCTAATTATCACAATAGAGTTCTGCACTTTTTCAAGTGTAGCCTCTAGTTGCTTTAAGTTAAAACCAACAATGTGTCTGAGCTTAACCATTTAATTAACCGCTGATTTTAACGATACGTTTGTTGTCAGCCAAAGTGAATCCATAGACAAAGTCAGCAGATAGCAAGTATCCGTATTTGTTTTGGCTATGAAGGTCACTGATTTTAACGCGTACTTCTTGTTGCATAACAAGTTGTAATGCAGAAGGATGTACAGCGAAACCAACGTCAGCGTCTAACAGGTTTAACAGGTTATGTTCCATGACTTGGAAGCCCATGAAGCTGTCAACAACACCAGATTGGCTGTTATTGCCAGCAGTGAAGTCACGGCTCATGATCTGAGTCGAAGTCATCAAATCGCCGTAGTAACTAGGGGCTAACAAAAGAGCACGATTTTCAACAGGCACAAGTGCAGTTGAAAGAAGCGTTCTTAGCGTAGCCAAGTCTACAGCAGCTAATGCAGAAGCAGCAGCAGGTGCGATTTGGTGGTCAGGTGCAGAAGAAGAAGGAATCAAAGCAGCGATAATGTCTTGCTCTAATTTCTTACGTATTGCAAACACCAAACTTTGCTGAGCCTCACTCTGAAATTCTAGTGACTGTAGCTGCCCAAGGTCGGTAAATTCAAAAGCGGCAGAAGCGCGCTTGTTAGCAACAATGCTGAATTGGTTAATCTGCATAGTGCTAGATGCGAATTGGTTCTTGTCGTCAGTTAGGATTTCAGCAGAAGGAGCAACGATTTGTTGAACCTTTACTGTATCGCCGACGCTTTTGATAGAACCTTCGTATTGACGGCTGAAAAGGTTCGCAAACATAATGCTGTTGCGGAGTTCCGCATACATTACAGGCGACCAAATCTCCGGTATTAGATAGTTTAATTCTGTTACTCCATTAACTCCCATGAGTTCCCCCTAAATAAATTCGTATAGATTTTGATTGTTTTGCCCGAACCAGCACAGCATGATTAGGCGAGAGCCCACAGGTACCCTCGCCTTTAGTATCTAACGGAAGTTATTTTTTAGCAAGTTCCTGCATAAGATTTGCTTGATACTCTTTAATCTTGTGCATAGGCGCTTTGCTCTTAATCAGATCCTGCAAGCCTTCCACGGATAAAGATCCAGGGGTTGCATTGGCAGCATCATGATTCATCTTTGACGCATTCGCAGCAAATACTTGAGGAATAGATTCTTTAATCCTGCGGGCTTCATCTTCAGCGCCAATAACCACTTGGTTAGCCTCATCAAATTGAAGCTGGTCCGTCTTCACAAGACCAAGAAGAACGTCAACTGACTTAGGATCGCGAAGACCCATTTTCTCAAACTCTTTTTTAATAGCGCCAAGCTTTGCAGATTGCTGGATTTTAGTCTCCATTGCAACAAGCTTTGTCTTGTATTCAATCGCTTCTTTTTCTTTCATCTGGGCGATTGTTTTGAAGTCTTCTTTTTCTTTTAATCGCTGTTCTTCGATCTCTTTCATCTGGGATTCATAGGCGGCAAGTTTAGTTTTAACTTCCTCTAGCCCCTTCATGGCGTTCTTCTTTTCGGTAAGAAGTTTTTCAACGAACTCCTTATCATATTGCGCTTTTTGTTCTGCTGTTTGATTTTCTTCTGACATGTGATCCCCTTCCACAGGTAAGGTTGTTTAACGATTCAGTTCGCGTAATCGCTCCCTGATTAATCTACGAATAAAGCTATCAAGTATTTTTTCTTCCGTCGAGGCTAGGCCAAAGAAAGGTCTACCATTTTTAGAAACGTATCCGGCTAGCTTTTTATTATCGAGTCCGTCATCTCTAGATGATGCTTCAACTTCTACAATTACGGAGTTTCCTACGATCTTATAAACGATAGCTTCAAGCATTTCTCCGGTGTTTGTTAAGTTAGATTTCCTAACAGATCCGAATTTTCCTCTAACACCGTCAATCTTCCGTCGCTCTTTATACACTTCGGACAATGGCTTTAATGGTGTGAGCCCTGCTCCGAATTTCTTATCCTCTGTTAATCCTTTGCCAGATTTGGTTCGCTTGTAAATAATATCGACC